TACAACGATTGTGCTACAGGTACACAGGCGTGCGAGGCCATGCCACATTGTGATACTGCTTTCATCCATACAGCACGTTCACGTTTAGTAGAAAGATGTGTTGCACTAGTTGCATCTTTCACTGCGGCATCCTGAGCATTTCGGACCATTGTATATTTACCGTTTACGCAGACAGGGTGGGTCTGGCAGAACTCGATATGTTCTAATCGAGTACTCATCGCGCCCACTGTTAAACCGAATCCGAACTGGCGGAACCATGGTTCAACTGCGTTTCTGAACAATTGTGCGTGGCGTTTGCCGATAATGACAGTACAGTCATCACCGGCATCTACAAAACGATACGGTACACCCAAAGTCTGGAACAGAGTGTACATACAACAACTAACCATAGACACACCGACCAGTGATGTATTCATCTGACCGGAGGTTAGTGTACCATCTACAGTGTATCGAATCACGCCATCATCACAACGAACTACTGTCCTTACCTTCAACTGTTCGTCCAACAATTTCTTCAATTTTGTGGCTTCTTGAACGCTAAAACAAGCGAGAAGTAGCTTGTGGGTCCATTCTAACATTTCTGTCGACGTTGATCGGTCCATCTTCTCAACGTCTACGTCAAAAGCCACTGCATCATCTACTGCATTCCAATGATCATTGAATAATTGTCCAGTTTGCTGGTAATTCAGCCCTTTGGTGACAACTTTGAACCCAAACATTTGATCTATCGCCTCGTATATAGTATGTTCCGCTGCTTTAACGTAGCAGCCAGTCGCTAGCAGGAACCTAGGGGACGGAGGTGATATCATTCGGGGGATTTTAACTTTTACAGGATCACTTAGCATTTTCTCGTATTTAATAAATGCTTTGATGGTCGCATCTTTAGAGGTCAACGGATTGAGCTTTAAGCTTTTCAAGGCATTTTCGTAGATGCTACGTTTCTGGCCACTATACAGCTCCGGAAATTTTTCCATCGCGATAGGGGCGAGCGTAGGTAGTCTCTTCTTCAATGCGTTCAAAGCAGGGTCTAATGCTAAAGAGTGTCCTTTAGGTGGTCTGGTAGTGCCAATTGGTACGATCTTCCCACTGACTTCCGCGCTCAAAACACGGTAAGCAGCTGCCAACTGAGCGTTGTGCAGAGAGGCATTATGACAAAATACGTGCTTGGACCCAGCCACCCTGGTAAAGTAGGTCATCCTTCGCACGCGAACAGGGCGCCCATTCCGAAATACGCGGATACCTAGGTCAACGTCGGGAATCTTCTTCCTCATCTCGTCAACTCCGCGTATTTCGGCTGGGCACCCCTAATGATCAATGGACGTCCGCCCTCTCTCCTTCGCTAAGAAGGAGACTGGAGCTAGGCGGTTCCACCATGTATCTCTATGGATACGGCGGGTATTGTACTGTCGAATAGCTAGTAAACTAGCTGCCGCATTTTCTATATCCAACTGTTCTTGCTCGGCTTCAGATGGAATGAACATAAATGCAACAACTAGAGGAAGATACTTCGCTATATCACAGTCACGAACATTATGTGATCTCATAATGTCCATGGCACTTTGGTTGATGGCTGCACGGTTCGCAATATTATCTTCAATAAGTGCGTAAGGAAACTCCGGTTTCAACACGTCAACAGTACTACGAACAAATTCACCTTTCTTGTGTCTTGGAACTTTGTTAGTGCGTTTATCGACGCGAGCCGCAGCTAAGGTGTCGTCTTCTACTACCTTGATCGTGATGTCGTCTATGGTAGGCGCATCTTGGATAGCAGGGACGGTGGAAGCGAGGTTGTGTGCCTGGTCTACCACAACAACACGTGGAGTAATAATGAACTTGGAGATAAACCATTTAAAGAAACCAGGACGTGGGATTTGTATCCTGGGAACAGATCTGGGACGTGGTGTAGGTGTCCCAGAAACGACGATTGTGTTTAGGTTGATTAGCCCGCCATAGTTTATTAACGCTGCCATAGCGTGTAATAGTTCTCTATCAACGAGAGATCGGAAGAG